AAAAGCTATTTGAAACTGCAATGGAAACTGCTGAGGCTGCAAAAAAAGCTGAAGCAAATATGGCCGAAGTCAAAGAAAAACTGAAAGCACTTGACGTTGACTTTGACGATAAGGCTGATCTTGACGCACTTCAAGCCTTGCTGACTGAAGCGGAAAAAATAGAGTAATGGCGTTCACTGAAAACTTTGGCGATTTCATTAACCCAGACACACCTGGATATGTCGTCGCCACTGTTGGCAGTGATTCATTGCCGGGAATTTTCCTTAACGAATATGACCCTGCCAATTTAGGCGGGCTTGTGATTGAAGGTTCCGACCCCGTGATTGTATGTGAAGAATCAAAAGTTGATGACTTATCAATTATTCATGGATCTGCGCTAACGATTAATTCTGATAGTTATTCAGTCACTGAAAAGCGCCCTGATAGCTTGGGCATGGTTGTTTTGGTATTGCGAGCTTAAAGGATGGCGAATCATGCAAAACAACAGATACGTGAAGCAGTTGCGGCATTGGTTACTGGTCTCACTACTACTGCTAGTCGCGTTTACAAAAACAGAAAACGGCCATTAGCTGCAAATGATTTGCCATGTTTGATGGTGATGAATGGCGATGATGATCTGGTTGATGTTTATGGTTCGCCTCTGACCGAGTGCCGCCTGTTTCAGATAAAGATTAAGGCGGTCGTGAAGGCTGGCGATAATGTGGATGACGTACTAGACACGATTTCAAAAGAAGTTGAAACGGTGCTGGGTGCGAACCCAAAGCTTGGCGGGTTGGTGAAGGATATTCAATACGCAAGCTCTACTTCAGATTTTGATGATGGCAGTGAGTTGAAGATTGGTTGGTCGGATACGGTTTTCAATATCCGCTATGAGGTAAGACGCGGCGCACCTGATGTGCTTGTTTAGGAGTTAGATGAATGGCAAAAGCAAAATCGACAAGTGAGCAAATGGCGCCAGAGGCTTACGCCAAACTGGTTACAGACTACACAGCTGCAGGTATTGAATATGCTGCGGATACCGTAGTTGCTGGAAGTGAGGTTCGCATCAAACAATTAATTGCTGGCGGCTTTGCTGAATCTTGTGATGTGGATGATGCCGCTGTGATGCTTGGAGACTGAAGATGGCTTCCCAAATCATACAGAATTCAAAACTGTTTCTTGGCGCATATGACCTTTCAGGCGATCTGAATACGATCAATCTCGACCATAGCGTACAGCTGCAAGATAATACGACGCTGGGGGCATCTGCACGTACTCGCGCGGCAGGTTTAAAAGACACAAAGTGCAATATTGAAGGTTTTTTCAATACTAGCGGGGTAGATATTGAGAGTGTTCTTTTCTCCAATATGGCTGTCAATAATGTACCCGTGACTATTAGCCCAATCGCTGGGGCTGCTGGCGATCTGGCATATCTATTCAAATCTATTCAAAGCAACTATAAACCGGGCGCCAAGATTGGCGATATGTTTGGTTTTACTGCTGATATGGATGGTGATGATGAGTTGGTGCGCGGCATCATACTTGATAACGCAACCAGAGCAGTGACAGCTAATGGCACCACATTTAATCCTGGTGCAATTCTCTCAACACAAAAACTATATGCAGCGCTGCATGTGCTTGCTGTGTCAGGTAGCACACCTTCATTGACAGTCAAGATTCAATCGGCGGCTGCGTCAAATTTTGCATCACCAACTGACCGCCTGACCTTCACGGCGGCAAATGCCATCGGCTCTCAATGGGCTACGCCAGTATCGGGTCCTATTACGGATGCCTACTGGCGCATGGTAGCAACGATTTCCGGTAGCACACCATCTTTCACTTTTGCAGTTTCAATGGGTATCAAATAGGAGACCTTTACCATGGCAAACTTTGTTTTAACTGATGCATATGTTTCTATCAATTCCGTCAATCTATCAGCCTATGTAAATAGCGTCACTGTTAATTACTCAGCAGATACACCAGATAATACTGCCATGGGAGCGACATCAATGTCACGGCTTGGTGGTCTGAAAGACTGGTCGCTTGAAGTCGAATTCAATCAGGATTTTGCAGCATCTGCGCCTGATGTCAGTTTATTTTCACTCGTTGGTGTTTCAACGGCAGTAGAGATTCGCCCGACATCTGGTGCACGCAGCACTACAAATCCAGCATTCACTGGGAATGGCATCATCGATAGCTATCCACCTATAAGTGGCAAGGTAGGCGATAAGGCATCGACCAAGATCAGCATGAAGGGCAATGGCGCTCTAAGCCGTGCAACGAGCTAATCATGTTTAAAGTCGTTACACCTAAACAATTCAAGCAAGAAATCGAGCTAGTTATACCAGGATTGGAAGCACCGGCTAAGGTCGAAATCGAGTTCAAATATGTTCGACCTGCTGACTTGACTGATTACTTCAAGGGCTTTGGTACCAAGCCTCTGGTTGATGGTTTATCAGAAGTAATCATCTCCTGGACTGGTTTTGTTGATGAAGCAGACACTCCAATCCCATTTAGCAAGGAAGCATTGCAAAACCTGCAAGAAGATTTCCACTCGGTACCTGATCAGATACTGCAGGGATGGCTTGTTGGGTTGGGGGCTGCGCGCCTAAAAAACTGGTAGATGCCGCTCGCTGGATGTATGCAGCAAGCGGCATGAAAGGAAATTATCAGTTTGAAGTATGGGAAGAGAATGAGGAAGTATTCGATATTTTTTCTCAACTCTCTACCCAGTGGCGCAGCGATTCAATGACTGGGCGTGTTTTGGGCTTGGATTATCCGGGAATCAATGCAGTGCTGGATATGCTTGCTGTGACTGATAAAAAAACAGTATTCAAGGATATACGCGCCATGGAAGTGGCGGTCATCAAGGAATTGAATCGTGGCAAATAATGAATCTAAAGTCATCATCAGCGCGGTCGATAAGACGCGTGAAGGCTTTGAATCTGCCAAGCGCGGTGCACAGGGTTTAGAATCATCATTCAATACATTGAATGGTACGGTTGCCAAACTTGCGCCGTTGCTTGGCGCTGCTACATTCACGGCATTAATCAAAGGCGCAATCGATACTGCGGATTCTTTTAATGATCTGAGCAAGAAAACTGGCATTGCTGTTGATCAGATAGGCGCATGGAAGTTAGCAGCTGATCAGTCTGGCACATCAATCGAAGCGGTCGCTAAAGGCATCAAAGGGCTTTCTACCAATATGGTAGAAAATGGCGACAAGCTAAAATCCATTGGTATCACTGCGAAAACTACCAACGAGGCATTTATTCAGGCAGCCGGAATTATCAGCAAATTACCAGTTGATAGTCCAAAGCGCCTGGCGGCAGCTGTTAAGATATTTGGTAAAGCTGGGCAGGATCTTCTGCCTATGTTATCTGAAGGCGAAGCAGGGCTTCGCAAGATGCTGGAACAAGGTCAGCGCTTCAATAAGATAACGCCAGAAATGGCAGCTCAGGCAGATGCTTTTAATGACAATCTGGCAACATTGCAAATGTCAGCTAGTCAGCTCGGCTTTAGTATGGCAGGCCAGTTATTGCCTTCTTTGACTGATATCACCAGCGCTATGACAGAAGCCGCTAAAGAGGGCGGAATCCTGAAGGCTATCTGGGTTGGTCTGGGTGGCTCTATGGCGCAATTGCTTGGTATTGATGATAGAAGCCAGATGCAGAAGCGTCTGGAATCCGTCAACAAAGAAATAGCAATCACCACTGCAGCAATTGCAAAGGGTGAGATACAAACAATCAATGGCCCTGTAAAGGTTGCTGGTGATGTGCTTCAGGATTATTTAAAGAAGTTGCGTGACCTCGGCAAAGAATCGCAATCATTGAATGAATATTTCAATCCGAAGACAGCGCCAGCAGCACCTGATAAGCCAAATAAAGCGCTCAATTCATTCTTGGCTGGCCCCAATACCGAAGCAGAAAAACTCGCTACTCAATATAAGACATTGATTGATAGCTCGCGCCAATATGTAGTTGGTATGCGCTACGAAAACATCGAGGGAGAAAAACTCAGCGATGGACAGAAGAAACTGAATGATTTGCGTGAATTCCTGCTGGCTAATTCGAGTAAATTATCCCAGTCTCAGATGCTGGCTATCGGTCAGACGATGCAACAGGTGGCAGTTGAAGATAACCTGAATCAATCGCTTGATGATAGACGCGAGCGCGTAGCTGCTATGGTTGAAGTATGGCAACAGGAAAATCTAGAATCCAAAGCGCATACAGCTGGCTTGGTAGATTCGCGTAATGCTTATCTGGCAGATGTAGCAGCTGCTAATGATCAAATCAAAACTCTTGATTCTCAAATCGCGATGCTTAAGCAAGGCGCAACTGCAAATGCTGCATCCGAGGCTGCACGCTTGCGT